ATACGAAGTCAGAGTTTGCATCCTTTTTGTTTCCAGCATGGATGATGGGCAGAAATCCAAATATGAAAATCATTCAAGCAACACACACGACAGAACTTGCAGTAAATTTTGGACGTAAGGTAAAAAATCTTTTGGACACGGATGAGTTCCATGAAGTTTTTCCAGAAGTTAAACTTGCAGCTGACAGTAAAGCGTCAGGAAGATGGGATACAAACAAGGGCGGTATGTATTATGCTGTTGGTGTAGGATCAAACTTAGCTGGTCGTGGTGGTGATCTTGTCATCATTGATGATCCACACTCGGAACAGACTGCGATGAGCAACAATGGTTTTGAAGATGCATGGGATTGGTACACTGGGGGCCCCCGACAGAGACTACAGCCAGGGGGAACGATCGTTTTAGTGCAAACCCGATGGTCCGAAAAGGATTTAACTGGTCAGTTAATACGTTCTATGGCTAAAGACCCGTTGGCTGATCAATGGGAAATCGTGGAACTCCCTGCAATATTCGAGAGTGGTGAGCCGTGTTGGCCCGAGTACTGGAGCTTAAAAGACTTAACAGCTGTAAAGGCGTCAATACCCCCGAGCAAATGGAACGCCCAGTATCAGCAGCAGCCAACGGGCGAAGAGAATGCCATTATTAAGCGTGAATGGTGGCAAAGATGGGAAAAAACAAGCGTTCCAAACCTACAATATGTCATTCAGAGCTATGATACAGCTTTCTCGAAGCGTGAAACAGCAGATTTTAGTGCGATTACGACGTGGGGCGTGTTTTATCCGAACGAAGAGGGCGGTCAACCCGCTCTAATCTTGCTCGATAGCAAGAAAGGACGGTGGGATTTTCCAGAATTGAAGGAATTAGCGTTAGAACAGTACAATTATTGGGACCCCGAGACAGTAATCGTTGAAGCTAAGGCGTCAGGGATGCCCTTGACACACGAATTACGGAACATGGGCATTCCAGTCGTCAATTTTACACCGAGTAAAGGTAATGATAAGGTGTCAAGGGTGCATTCTGTGTCTCCGTTGTTTGAAGCTGGCATGGTTTGGGCCCCCGATGAAACTTTTGCAGACGAAATGATAGAAGAGGTTGCAGCTTTTCCAAATGGAGAGTATGATGACCTTGTAGACAGTATGACACAAGCCTTAATGCGGTACCGTCAGGGTAATTTTGTACAGCTACCGAGCGATGATTGGGGCGAAGAGCTTGATTCTGTTAAAGTAAGAGCGTATTATTGAGGGTAAGATGGCTAATTCTGTAGTAAGAAATGTAAATGAAAGTAGAGAAGAAGAAAAACTCTACGATAATATTGAAAAAAATATAGAAGAAAAAGAAAAAGCTATTGGCGATGAATTAGAACGGATGTTCGAAGAAAGTGGTACTTATTTACCTAATCCAGGGGCGGACATTTTTGACAGAATTATTCAAAGAAACATGGAGCCAAATGTTTTTGATTTAAGAGAAGAACAATATAAAGATTTAGCACCTCCTCTTTACGACGTAGACGTTAACGATATAACTTACGAGACACCTAAAGAACTGCCGATGGAATCAGAAGGCATTCGTTCAATTGGATTGCAAAAAGGTGGTAATGCGGGTATTGAGACTTTGAAACAAACAACCATACAGCTACAAGAGATGCCGCCTGACAGGAATATGACTGTCCTGCAAAGAATGATAAAACAAGCAGGGGCCCCGGCACAGGACCCACGGCTTTTGGCTCAAGTGTCACGAGTCTTAGGAAGAGATGTCTAGTTATCTAGCAAAACAACAAGCTTACAAAGAAGATCCAAAAGCATTTGCGGAGGGCCAGTATTTTGGTGCCTCCATGATGCCCGGGACAGGTGAAGCTATAGCAGCTTATGAACTACCGGGTATTTTGTCTCTTGGCGGACAGATGATACAAAGCGACGATGCTTTGAAGGCTCTTGGTGGGGCTGGACTTATTACTTTAGGCACAGCTGCTGTTTTACCTATTGTTGGGCCTGGAGCTAGGTTTCTTAAAAAGGGTTTGGAAAATATTATACCGGATGTAGGTCCTAAGTTGGCAACAGAGGGAGGCCCCGATACTTCTAAATTATTTATGGATGATGACGGTGATGATCTTTTCTCTTCACCCCCTGCAAGTGGAACCTATGAGCCTGGAGAGAAAAAGTTTATAAAAGGTTTAAATAAAGAAATATATAAATTAACTGACAAGAGTTTATTTGATCCTGCAAAAAAAGCAGGACGTAAACTTGTTATTGTATCTTGTAGCCAGAAGAAATGTCCTGATGTAGGGAATATGAAAGCCTTTGACAGATACATGGGTTCTGTCTTTCAATCTCTAAAAAAACAAGGTGTACCAGAAGATGTGGATGTCGCTATATTGTCTGCGAAACACGGTCTTATATCAAGGGACACACCAATTAAAAATTATGATTTAAAGATGTCTTCAGAGATTGGACAGAAATTTAAAAGCGATCCTACGCAAATGAATAGAATAATTAATACAATGACCGGATATGATGATGTTATTGTTCAAGGCGGACCTTTATACAAAGATGTTATAAGAGCTGCGGCCGGCAAGGGAGATATTAATTTAACGGAGGTACCACCGGGTGGTGGTATTGGAACCCAGCGTTCAGATCTTGTTAAGCTTATAAAAGGTGAGGATATAGCAAAAAGTAAGGATGTAACACAAAAACTTACTGATGATGATTATTTTAACCAACTGGAAGATATGGATGTAAATTATGTAGATGTGTTACCATCAGGTAATAAAATTGAAAGACAATTTAGGTTTGACGCTGTTTTGGATGATAAGGATGAAGTTTTAACACAAGCTATACCTGCTTTTACATTAAAAAGTATTTTAAAATTAGGAGAAAATTTAAAAGGTGCTGACAAAAAAAGGGCTATATCTGACAGAATTGATCAAATAAAACCTGTTGTAAAAGATAACTTAGACTTACAAAAAGAAAGATATTTGTATTTTATTAATAAAACAAATACAAAGTCCGATAGTTATAACATGATGGCACGAAGTGAAGTACAATCAAGTGATGGTCTTGTTAAATATTATGCAAGACTTTTAGATGATTTAAATAAAATTCAAAAAACATCATTAGGAAATGCCTACAATAAAAACTTAGCTGTCCACCATCCTCAAAATTATAAAGGCGGTGATACGAAATCAATATTTAAAAGAATAGATACCCCTGTTTATCATTTTTCAATAAACATTGGTGGTCCAGAAAAACGCAAGGGTTTCACTAAGTTCGATGAAGATAAATTAGGGTTTTATGATTTTGGTCCTCATGTAGCTTCTACGCCAAAAGCGGCTGAAGATAGGTATATAAGTCAGGTTGGTGGGATACGAGACAAAGATGGTCAAATAATTATGAAGTCTGATGCTGAAGCAAGAGGAGGTACTTTACCTTTGATGGCAGATTTAAGCAAACCGTTTAATAATCCAAAAACAGGAAAACCTTTCACAGAAGATGAGCTAATAGATTATAAGGTTGAACAAATTAATAATCACCCTTTTGGGCCTTTTAAAAATAAAACTTTCACAAGAGATGATTTATTGTTAGAGACTGATAATTTTGATGTAAAAGATATAAGATCGGCGGTTAATAGTATTTCTAGAAAACTTGCAGAGAAAGGGTTCACTCATGTTCCTTATGTTAATTCGTATGAAGATGTAGGTAACCTATCGTACGAAATGTTAATAAATAGAGCAACAGGTGACACAAAGGTTTTACAAGGTAAATTTGCAAAAAAAGATACAGCTGCGGCCAGCGATCCAGACTTTATGAAAGCTGAAGGCGGCGTGGTTGAAATGAAAGATAAAGCTGTTAATATGTACAGAGATACACAAGGTATTGAACCATTTATTAAATATATGGTATAGTCCTCAGAAGGAGACTTAGATGGCAGAAAAACCAAGCATGGTGGACAAAGTTCCGTCACAGTTAGATGAACAACAGTTAAAAGATGAAATGGACGTTGAAATACCTGAGGGTATGAATGTTGAAGAAATACCAGAGAATGTAGAGATTGTGGAAGAAGAGGACGGCAGTGTAGTCGTTGATTTTGACCCTCGTGAAGATAAAGGTATGGACGGTGATTTTTATGCTAACTTAGCAGAGGATATGTCCGATGAAGAGCTTGGCCGTTTGTCAGGTGAGTTAACATCAGAATTTGAAGAAAACAAAAGCAGTAGACAGGAGTGGGAAGATGCTTTCGCAAATGGTTTGGAATTACTTGGGTTTAGCTACGAAGAAAGATCCCAACCGTTTAGGGGAGCAAGCGGCGTCACGCACCCACTTTTGGCAGAAAGTGCAACGCAGTTCCAAGCCCAAGCCTTCAATGAGCTCTTACCACCAGGTGGACCTGTCAGAACTCTTGTTATGGGATCAAGCACTCCAGAAAAAGAAGACCAAGCCCAAAGAGTAAAAGAATTTATGAATTACTACATAACTTCGGTTATGGAGGAATATACACCTGAATTTGACCAGATGCTGTTCTATTTGCCACTTGCAGGGTCAACATTCAAAAAAGTTTACTATGATGAGAACTTAGATAGAGCTGTCAGCAAATTTATACCAGCTGAGGATCTAGTTGTGCCATACAGCACATCTGATCTCGAGACCTGTCCTAATATTACTCATGTTGTTAAAATGAGCCTAAATGACCTTAGAAAGAGGCAACTATCGGGCTTTTACAGGGATATACCTGTTATACCAGCACAAGGCGATAGTTCTTCTGTCAAAGAGGAGCTGGAGCGTATAGATGGTATGTATCCATCTAATGTTGATTATGATTGTACTTTACTTGAGTGTCATGTGGACTTAGACCTTGAAGGGTTTGAAGAAGAGGACGAAGAGGGTGAAGCAACAGGGATTAAAGTACCTTACGTTGTAACAATTTCTCAAGATAACGGTCAGATCTTATCTATACGAAGGAATTACAAAGAAGACGATGAGAAAAAGAAAAAGATACAATATTTTGTACACTACAAGTTTTTACCGGGGTTCGGGTTCTACGGGCTAGGGTTGATACATACTATAGGCGGACTATCACGAACAGCGACAGCTGCACTAAGACAGTTAATCGATGCAGGTACACTATCGAACTTACCAGCAGGATTTAAGGCCCGCGGCCTACGGATCAGGGATGATGACGAGCCGTTACAGCCCGGAGAGTTTAGAGACGTCGATGCACCGGGTGGGGACATTAAAGCCAGTCTTATGTCTTTACCATTCAAGGGTCCAGACCAGACATTGATGGCACTATTAGGCTTTGTAGTTGACGCTGGACGGCGATTCGCAACGATTACAGACATGAAAGTAGGCGATGGTAATCAA